ATTAGTCAAACCACTAGAGGTAAAGACTATAAAGATAGATTAGCAAATGGTAACTATCTTGAAAATACTGCAAGTCACTTTGTGTTAACGGTTGGTGATAATCCATCAACAGCTTTGATTTCTATGAAATCTACTCAACTTAAAGTTAGTAGAAAATGGAACTCAATGATGATGGGTATCAAAATGCAGGGTAAGAATGGATTGTTTACTCCGCCAACTTACAGCCACATTTATAAACTATCAACCGTTCAGATGTCTAACGACAAAGGAACATGGTTTGGTTGGGATGTAGCAAAGGTAGGACCAGTTACAGATAAATCTATCTATGACTCGGCAAAAGCTTTTGCAGAATCTGTAGGTAAGGGTGAGATCCAAGCTAAACACGGAACTGAAGAGACTACAAAGTCTAATTCAAATTACTAGAATCCTAGGTAGTGGGCGTCTAAGCGAGAGTGGCGACGCCCACTTATAAAATATGATTGAGAAGTTTAAAAACATATTTGAGGGATTAGACCGTGCTCATGGTGTCACTATCGTAGGTGAATCAAATGGTAATGGTACAAAAGTAAAAGGTAAATCTTTTGTAAAAAGAGAACCTATTACCGATGAACTATGGCAAAAACATTTAGATGGCACAGATAGTTTAGGTGTAATACCAATTAACGATGACAACAAATGCAAATGGGGTTGTATAGATATTGACTCTTACGCAGAATTTGATCATCAAAAATTATTAAACAAAATTAAACAATTTAAATTACCACTAGTTGTATGTAGATCAAAGTCTGGTGGTGCACATGTATTTTTATTTACAAAAGATTATATATCAGCAAGTTTGATGCAAGATAAATTAAATGAGATAAGATCTGTATTAGGTTATGGTGGATCAGAAGTTTTTCCAAAACAACGTGAATTAAAATCTAAAGATGATACAGGAAATTTTCTTAATCTTCCATACTTTAATTGCAGTAATACAACAAGATATGCCTTTCTTGAGAATGGTGAAGCTGCTACACTAGACAGTTTTTTTGAATTAGCAGAAAGATATAAACAAGACGACATCAGCACAATAGAAATTAAAAGACCAGAGACACCGGACTCTGATGGTCCACCATGCATAGAACTTATGGCACAAAATAAGATAAGCGAGGGTGGTAGAAATAATGCACTATTTCATTATGGTGTGTATGCAAAATCTAAATGGCCTCAAAATTGGAAGTCTAAAATTACATTATTTAATGAAAGTGCAATGGCACAACCCTTATCAGATACAGAAGTAAATATAATTGTAAAACAACATGAAAAAAAAGATTGGGGATATAAGTGTAATGATCAACCTATGTGTAGTTTATGTGATAAAAAATTATGTAAGACTAGAAAGTTTGGTATAGGCCAAGAGATAACATTTCCTAATCTTACAGATTTACAAGTTGTTAACCTAGAGGAGCCATACTATTACATGAACGTAGATGGTGACAGATTGTATTTAGATTCAGCAAAACACCTAACAAATCAAAGTTTGTTTCAAGAGGAATGTGTAAAACAATTACGATTGAATCCACCAACACTAAAGACAAACGATTGGAAAAAACTCACAAACATATTATTAGAGAATGCAGAAGTAACAGAACCTGCAGAGGGCACAAGCACAAAAGATATATTAAAAAATTATTTAGAAGATTATTGTGTAAACAGAATACAAAAAGACGACTTTGAAGATTTACGAAACGGTGGCACATACACAAAAGATGGCTATCATCACTTTGTATTTGATAACTTTTTTAACAACTACTTATCAAGAAAACATTGGAAAGTGCCATATCAAAGAACATCACAGATGTTAAAAGACAATCTAAACTGTGCAACTAAACGTGTGGGCAAAACAAAACTGTCTGTATTTGTTGTAGCTAGATTTGATAAAAAAATAGAAACATATAAACCAAAACAATTTAAAAAGGAGAACTATTAATGCGATATATAATTTATGGTCCTCCAGGCACAGGTAAAACACATACACTACTTGGACACATAGAAAAATTTTTAGCTAATACGCCACCAGATAAGATTGGTTATTTTACATTTAGTAAAAATGCTGCACGAGAAGGTAAAGATAGAGCAGTAGATAAATTTAAATTATCTTATAATGATGTACCATACTTTCAAACTTTACATTCATTTTGTTTTAATCAACTAGGTGTAAACAAAAATCAAGTGATGCAGCCAAAACATTACAAAGAATTATCAGAAAAAATGAAAATAGAATTAGAAGGAGCAAAGCAAGACGAAGACTATGAAGGTATATTTTTTTCTCCGGATCCTTACATACAATTGATAAACCTAGCAAGGTCTAAAGAAATGGACCCTATAAAATTTTATCATTTAAACAACAATTATAAAATACAATTAAATAAATTAGAAATAATAATTGAAGAATTAGAAAACTATAAGGAACAGAATGGTTTAATTGACTTTCCAGACATGCTAGATAAATTTATAACGAGTGGTGAGGCACCAAGTTTAAGAGTTATGTTTGTTGATGAAGCACAAGATTTAAGTTTAGTACAATGGAAATTAGTTAAAAAGATAGAAGAGAAATCACAAGACTCATACATATCAGGTGATGATGACCAGGCTATATACAGATGGAATGGTGCACACGTAAGTACATTTATAAATTTAGAAGGTAAAAGAACTACATTAGATCAATCAAGAAGAGTACCACAAAAACCTTTTGCACTTGCAAATAAGATAATAAAAAAAGTAAACAATAGGGTAGACAAAGAATGGTTACCAAAAGAAGAAGAGGGATCTGTTCACTATTGTAATGAACTATATGAAGTAGATTTTTCACATGGTAGGTGGTTGGTGCTAGCACAAGCAAACTATATGTTAGCCGGTATTGGAGATATATTAGATCAAAAAGGTTTATACTGGCAACGAAGAAATGCTACTCCAAGAATAAAAAATATTTATGAAATTGCACAAAAATGGAATGATTTAAGAAAAGGTATACCTCTTCATTATAATGAAATTAATAAAATTAAATTAAAAATGTCCAAAGATAATTGGGATTCAAAATTATTTAAAACAATAATTAAAGATGGATTTTATGACATCGATACATTGAAAGAAAAATATGGACTTAAAACAGAAGCCGAGTGGTATCTAGCATTAGATCAAGTTTTAAAAACAGATATAAGAAAAATATTAAACTTAATAGAAGCAGGTGAGGATTTAAATAAAAATCCTAGAATTAGTATTTCTACAATACATGGAGTCAAAGGTAATGAAAGAGAAAATGTAGTTGTAACAACAGACTTGTCTGGTGCAGCGTTTATTGATTATGAAAAGGATCCACAAGATTCTCATAGATTATTTTATGTTGCATGTACAAGAACAGAAAAAAACTTATACATAATCGAACCACAAACAAGGAAGGCTTACAATCTATGACATCTAAAGATTTATTTAAAGGCACAACATACAATTCATTAGAAGAACAGGTAGGCGGAAAACATTATCGCACTATGAAGATTCAACCAGCAGAGTTTATCAATGAAAATAAATTGCTTTTTGCTGAGGGCAATGCTATAAAGTATATTTGCAGGCACTCTGTAAAAGGGAAGGAAGAAGATATTAAGAAAGCAATTCACTATTTAGAAATGATTTTAGAGAGAGATTATTCATGAAGCCAATATTTAAACCACAGACAGAATGGTTACCACCAGAGTCTTTTCCTGATCTATCAAAGTATGATGAGATCGCGATAGACCTAGAGACAAAAGACCCAGAACTAAAAACTATGGGCTCTGGCTCTGTAATAGGCAAGAGTAATATTGTTGGTGTAGCTGTGGCTGTGCATGATTGGAAAGGTTATTATCCTATCGCTCACGAAGGTGGTGGTAACATGGATAAGTCCATGGTTATAAAATGGTTTCAAGATGTGCTAAATACAGAGGCTACAAAGATATTTCATAACGCTATGTATGACGTATGTTTTATTAGAGCCGCAGGACTTAAAATTAATGGTATGATCGTAGATACCATGATTGCTGGCTCTCTCGTGGACGAGAATCGCTTTCGTTACGATTTAGGCTCTATGGGTCGTGATTATTAACTCTTAAACTTTGGCAAGAGATGAAAAAACAAATGTATCACGAAGACGTAGAAGATATATTTAAATTAGAGACTGAACTCTTTCCTTGCCTAGTCGATATGCGTTTTTTAGGTGTGCGTGTAGATACTGAAGCAGCATATGAATTGAAGCAACAATTACTAACAGAAGAAAAAGAATGCCTACACAAAGTAAAAAAAGAAACATCAATAGATGTTCAAATATGGGCTGCACGTTCAATAGAGAAAGTTTTTCAAAAACTAAACCTACCATACGACCTAACTGCCAAAACAAATTCTCCATCATTTACAAAAAACTTTCTGCAGAACCACCCACACCCAATGGTAAAGTTGATAGCTCGTGCTAGAGAGATAAATAAATCTCATACTACATTTATTGATACCATACTAAAGCATCAACATAAAGGGCGAATACATGCAGAGATAAATCAGATAAGATCCGATAGTGGTGGGACCGTGACTGGTAGATTCAGTTACAACAATCCAAACTTACAGCAGATACCAGCACGCAACAAGGAACTCGGACCACGGATCAGGTCATTGTTTATACCAGAAGATAATTGTCAGTGGGGTTGCTTTGACTATTCACAACAAGAACCGCGTCTAGTTACACACTATGCTAGCCTTGATGGACTTTATGGTGTGGACGAAGTGTTAGATGCATACAACGAAGGTGAAGCAGACTTTCATCAGATCGTATCTGACATGGCTAATATACCAAGATCACAGGCCAAGACAATAAACCTTGGTTTGTTTTATGGTATGGGTAAAAATAAATTACAAGCAGAGTTAGGTGTATCAAAAGAAGATGCTGAAGATTTATTTAGAACGTATCACGACAAAGTGCCATTTGTAAAAATGTTAATGGAGAGTGTTATGCGTAGAGCACAAGACAAAGGTCGTGTTAGAACTTTATTAGGTCGTAGGTGTAGATTTAATTTGTGGGAGCCCAATCAGTTTGGGATACACAAAGCGTTGAATCACGAGGATGCACTCGCGGAACACGGACCAGGGATCAGGAGAGCGTTTACATACAAGGCTTTAAATAGATTAATACAAGGGTCAGCTGCTGACATGACAAAGAAAGCTATGGTAGACCTATACAAAGAAGGCATCACACCGCATATACAAGTGCATGATGAACTTGATATATCTATTGAATCTGCAGATCATGCTGATAAGATAA